GTTACAATCGCGCGCCGCATATTTTGAAAATGCAAGCGGAACAACTCAAATATTAGATGAGTTTGAAAGATGTTCAATTTAAAGGGAAAACAAAATGAGTAATTTATTACAAAAAGCATCAATAATCACAACGCCAACGGCTTATGATAGCGGAAAAATATTAAGCGTTAAACCGGTGCAATATTACGGGCCTGAACTTGTAACTAATGGCGATTTTGCAACTGATAGTGATTGGAGTAAAGAAGCGGGTTGGACAATTAGCGGAGGAACTGCGAACGGTGCTGCAACATCTTTTCCAATTTATCAATCGATATCTGGGTTTATACCTGGTAATGTGTATAAAGTTAAATTTGAGGTGACTTCAGTAACAAGTGGTTATGTAAGAGTTTATGCATACGTTGGTGCAGGAGGCGGCTTTACTAATATATTTAATAGTACATCCTTAACTACTGGAGTATATGAAAGTACATTTGTATTTGGGGGTACAAATAAGATATTAAGATTTTATGGAAGCATTCCAAGCACAGGCGGCTTTACTGGCTCAATAGACAACGTAAGCGTTAAAGAAGTAATAAACGCCGATTTCGATTTTACAAGAAATTCATCAGCAACCCGCGTTGGTTCAAACGGACTTATTCAAGATGTTGCAAGCAACCTTCCAAGGATTGATTATACTGGAGGGGTTGGAAGTTGGAAATTTGAACCGCAAAGGACAAATTTACTGTCTTATTCAGAAGATTTTAGTCAATCTTATTGGAGTAAATCTAATTTAACTCTATTATCAAATAATATTATTTCTCCTGATGGTACTTTAAATAGTTCAAAATTGACAGTAACTTCTACAGGAGCACTTTTAGAATCTTCACAATCTTTATCTGTAGGAACAGTATATACAATAAGTGCTTTTGTAAAAAAAGGAACTAATAAATTTGTAAGATTAGCTTATTCCTCAAGTTCACAAACAGGTGCTTGGTTTAATTTAGAAGACAAAACAGTAGGAACTGTAAATTCTACTTCAGCAACTATTAATGATTATGGAAATGGATGGTATAGAATAACAAATACACTAACATCACAAGTATCAAGTGGAGGTGTTTTTCTTGGTTTATCAAACACAGATGGAGCAACAGGAGATTCTGTTTCAGGAAATACAGTTTATGTTTACGGATTTCAATTAGAAGAAGGTTCTTATAGCACCTCTTATATTGTTTCCAATAGCGGAAGCGTCACAACTCGTTCAGCAGATGCCGCAAACAACGCGGGATCAAGTGATTTGATAAATTCAACAGAGGGTGTTTTATATGCGGAGATTAGTGCACAAGAAATTGCAAATGCAAGTAATAGAAGAACAATATCTTTATCAGATGGTACAAATAGCAATAGGGTGTATATTAGTTTTGATGATGAGTATAATAAATTAAATATTTTTATAATAGTTGGAACTACACAAGTTTGGACGTCAAATGTAGATATATCAGACCAAAATTCATTTAACAAAATTACTGTAAAATATAAAAGCGGAGATAGTTCTATTTATGTAAATGGGTTTTTAGCTAATTCTTTTAATACTACTTTTTCTGGAGGTAATTTCAATACATTAAAATTTAGTAATAGAGGTAGTGGAGAAAATTTCTACGGAAACACCAAATGCGTTGCAGTTTTTAAAGAAGCATTGACCGATTTGGAATTGGAGTGTTTGGTTTCTTGGATGAGTTTTTCAGATTTGGGAATTAATTTTGGATATACAGTTGAATAAAAAAATAAAAAATTAAAAAATGGCACAAACATTAAAATTTGGTAACGGTAATTTTGCAACAAAAGCGGGTTCAACGTTATGTTATGATGATCAGAATGGCAACTTTAAGCCAATTCCGATGGATTTCACAAGGGCATCAACCGCGACACGAGTTAATAAACAAGGTTTAATTGAGGTTGTAAAAAGTAACGTTCCTAGAATAGATTATACAGATACAAGTGATGGAGTGCTACTTTTGGAAAAGGCATCAACAAATTTAATTGCTTTCTCAGAAGCGTTTGATAATTCTTATTGGACTAAACTTGGTGCAAGTGCTACAAGTGGGTTTACTTCGCCTAATGGAACTGCAAATGCTTTTAAATTGGTTGAGGATAACTCAAATGGTCTACATACATTTTATCAAAATGCTTCATTTGCTTTACCTACTGGAAATAATACCTTATCTGTATTTGTAAAACCAAATGGAAGAAATTTCTTTCAAATACGAACTGGAAGTGGTGGAGGAATTGATAACGCCCCTCTATATGCTAATTTTGATTTAATAAATAATATTGAAACCACATCTTCTACTGGGGTGTTAAATTCTAAAGTAGAGTTATATGCAAATAATTGGAAAAAGATTAGCATTACATTTAATGTAAGTTCAAGTAATTCTGTGGCTTTAGTATTTCAAACAATATTATCTGGTTTATCTGCTATATCAGAAACTTATCAAGGAGATGGGACAAGCGGTGTTTACATATTCGGAGCTATGCTTGAGCAAAATTCAGTAGCATCTTCCTACATACCAACGCAAGGTTCTGCTGTGACTCGTGTGGCTGAAACTGCTTCTGGTTCTGGTAATACCGAAGTGTTTAATGATAGTGAAGGAGTATTTTTTATTAATACTGCTGCTAATTCTAATGATTTGACAAATAGACAAATATCAATATCTGATGGAAACACATCACAAAGAGTTTATTTTGGATTTAGGAGTAATAGCAATGAATTTCTTTTAAGTTCAAGAGATAGTTCTTTTATTATAGATACCGTTTCTGATATTACTAATTTTAATAAATACGCTTTTCAATATAAATCTGGAAACTTTAAAGCATTTGTAAATGGATTTAATTATGCTTTAGATGCTGATGGTGGATTACTGCCAACTGGCTTAAATACTTTAAATTTTAATGATGGAGCTGGTGGTGCTGATTTCTATGGTAAGACAAAAGAAATAGGTTACTACAATACAATTTTAACAGACCTTGAATTAGAAACGCTTACATCTTACAGAACTTGGGAATCAATGGTAAACGAATTAAATTTAAATATAATATACAATGGCTAATACACTAAAATTAGGAGCTGGAAAATGGGCAACTGGTAAAGATACAGTTTTATCGTTCAATGACGAAAATGGAAACTTTAAGCCGCTGCCATTCTCATTCAGTAGAGCATCAAGTGCTACTGTTGTTAATCAATCTGGTTTAATAGAAACAGTTGGAAGTGGAGAGCCAAGAATTGACTTTTTAGGTAATACTAAAGGTGCTTTGTTGTTAGAGCCGAGTAGGACTAATATAGTGGAATATTCTGAAGATGGAACTCAATGGAATACAATTAACAGTACTGTTTCATTAACTACTGATAGCACCTCTCCAAGCAGTCAATCTTCTGTTTACAAAGTAAATGACGATGCTAATGATGCTCAACACAGAGTTGATGTTAGACCATCTGTAACAAATGGCACTCAATATACATTTTCTGCTTTTGTAAAACAAGAAAGCAATTCTGATGTAGATTTTGTTTATTTATTATTTTCTTCAAAATTTTCCACAACAAGATTTTATTTTAACATTGAAGAAGGAACTTCTTTAGATAGCGGAGGAATTATTGAAAATTACGGAAATGGATGGTACAAAATAAGTGGCTCAGCGACTGCTAATTCAAGCGGAAATGGAGTTTTAGGTGTTAATTTAGCAAATGCAGATAACAATAATACTTATTCTGGAACTGGAAATGGCTCTATTTTTGTATGGGGATTACAATTAGAAAGCAACGCATCATACGCTACATCGTATATTCCTACATCTGGAAGTGCTGTAACGAGGGTTGCAGAGAGTGATGTCTCTTTATCTAATTTACCAATTTTTGATTATACGGTTGAGGATTTTAGCATATCGTTTAAAATTACTAATAAAAATTTTGATAGTGTTTTTTCAAGAGTTTTAAGTAAGGCAAGTACAAGTTCTGGCTATGAAGTATTTATAGAGAACAATGGTGCTATATATTTTAGAACAGTTGCATCTGGAGTTGGTGTTTTTAGTTATACTAATCCAAACCAAATAGTTTTAGGTGTTGAAAGTAATATAACTATTACAAGAAGTGGAGCAGTAGGTAAAATATATAAAGATGGAATTGAGATAACATCTGTTTACGCAAATCATTCAAATATTAGTTCTTCGTCATCTAATAATTTAAGATTAGGTAGTTATGTGCAATCTGGATATAATTTTAGTGGACAAATAAAAGATGTTAAACTTTACAACACCGCATTAACAGACCAAGAATTAATTGCATTAACACAAGTGTAACAAATACACACATTAAACTAACAAGAGTAAATAATTAAATTAAGTATTATGAAAGTAGGAAAGTATTATTTTAAAGATTTAGCAACTGCCGAAGCTAAAATTAAGGCCTTAGGCGTAAGCGAGGACGAAGATGGTAACGAATACCCAACGCATTCTCATTCAATCGTTAAACTAGGTCATATTGTCTTAGAACAACCTGAATTTGATGAAGATGGTGAGATTACTAAAGAAGCCGTTTTAAGTGAAAACTATCACTTGGATGTTTTATGGGATTTAAGCGATTCAACTGATGAAGATGGCGAATTAATCAAAGCCGATCATCCACACGGATGGAAATCTGCAAGTGTTGAATTAGATTCAAATGGCGTTCATTCATTCTTTGGAATTGATTATTTAGCGCACAAAATGTAATTTATGGCGAATCCAACTTTGGCAATGATTCCAAGTGGGTACAAAGCCGGAAAAGTTTATTCAGTTTTGCCTGTCAATGGGGATGGTGATTTTACAACATTCACAAGGGCCGGACAAGCAACGCGCGTTAATCAAAGCGGTTTTATTGAAACCGTTGATGCAAACATTCCACGTTTAGATTATACAAACGGAGGTTGCCCGGTTTTATTATTGGAGGATCAGAAGGTTAATAATTTAACGTATTCAGACGATTTCAATAACTGGACAAAAACTAACATAACAACAACGACAAACACAACATTATCGCCAAGTGGTGATGCTTCAGCGGACACTATAACAAGAAATTCAACGGCTGCATCTTACGTTAACAAATCTTTTACAAAAGAAGATGAAGATTCATTTGAAATGACTTTATCTGTATTTGTCAAAAAAAATGTTGGCGATTTCTTTGCAATTAGGGCGCAAGGTATTTATCCGCATAGGGTTGATACTTTGTTTCAATTTAGTAATGAAACATTAACTTCATCCGAATCTGGAAATGGTAATTTTTCATTTATAAGTGCATCATTTACAAAGTATTCTAATGATTGGTATCGTTTAAATGTTTCATTTGAAACTGATGAAGCTGCAACATTAACAGCATTATTTTCGCCAAGAAGTTTAAGCGGTCAAGTTGATTCAACAGATTCAGCAAGTGATTCAAGTGTTTTTATTTGGGGCGCACAATGTGAATATGACAGTTTAACTTCATATATTAAAACAACAACAGTTGTACAAACAAGATTAAAAGAAACTTGTAAGGATGGCGGTAATTCGGTTTTATTCAATGGCAATTATCAAAGTGATTTATTAAATCCTTTACGATTACGATCAACCTATTTTGAAAATTTACAAGGCACAACAGACATATTAAATTCATTTCTTTGTGACAGCGTTTTAACTTATGGTTCAACGATGTTTGTTGATTTACAAAAATCTTTTAAAGACAGAACGCTAGGGCGCATATCAATTTCAGACAGTTCAACTTCAAATGCCGTTGTTATTAGTAAGAAAACAAACAACTCACAATTTTATTTATTTATTACTAGGGCCAACGGGGATATTGTTGCTGAAATTACAACAAACGTTGATTATGATGTTAGGAATAAAATTGCTATTTCTTGGGAGGTTGATAATTTTAAATTTTATGTAAACGGCTTTTTAGTTCATACAGTTACAAGCGGAGAAACGCCAATTGATTTAAACGCATTTGCATTTAACGGAAGCAATGAAAGTTTATTTAATTTTTTTGGTGAAATAAACACGGTTCAATATTATAACTCAAGTTTACAAAATTTAGAAATTGAAAAATTAACTTCATACAGTTCATTTGAAAAAATGGCTGAATCACAACTTTGCAATGTTGAATGATTAGAATTTAATAATAAATAATTATTCGTATATTTACAAAAAATTAAATAACATTTAAATTTATACATAATGGCTACAACCGGAGTATTTAACGGAACTAACTTAATCTTGACTGTTGAAGGTGCAGCAGTTGGTCACACAACAAGTTGTTCAATGTCTTTATCAATGGACACACCAGAAGCAACAACAAAAGATTCAAACGGATTTTCTGAATATATTGGAGGCGTAAAAGGCGGCGAAATATCTTTTGAAGGTTTAATTGCTTATGATGATGGTGCAAATGCAATTGAAATGGCTGATTATCTTTTATCTAGAACTCAATTAACTTGTGTTTTCGGAACTGCCGAAACTGGTGATGCAGTTTATACTGCTGAAGCATTTTTATCAAGTGTTGAAATGTCTGCTGAAATGGAAGCTGCCGTTACTTATAGCGGATCACTTACAATCACCGGCGCAATTACAAAATCAACTAACTAACCAACATTAGTTTTTTTACATAAAAAAGCCGCCGTCTATATTTAGGCGATGGCTTTTTGTTTTTATTAATCAAATCTTTTAAAATGACAAACAAAAAAAGAGGTTATATTGATATAACCGTTGACGGCAAAAAAAAGACATTACATTTTTCAATGAACTTTTGGGCGGAATTTACCGAACAAATGGGCGTATCACTTCAAGACATTGGAGGCGTATTTGAATCAGGCATTTCACTTAATGGACTAAGAGCATTAATTTATTCTGCGGCACTTGCAAATGACTTAGAAAGTGGTAATGATGTTGATTATAACATTTATACTGCCGGAACGTGGCTTGATGATATAAGCGCCGAAAAGATAAACGAAATTGTTGAGGCAATGATGCAATCAAAAATTCTTGGAAATTCATTAGAAGGCAGTCAAAAAAATACGGCAAAGCCGAAGCCGTCAAAGAAACAATAAACTTTGAAACTTTAACCGATTATTATATTGGGCAAATTGGAATTTTGCCTGATGATTTTTGGCGGCAAACTTGGCGAGAAAATGGTTTATTGGCTGAATATTATCATAATAATGTTGGTCTACAATGGGAACAAGCGCGTTACATTTCAACAATGATTTACAATGTAAATTGCCAGAAGAAATCGCAAATGTTAAAACCTGAACAATTATTTCAATTGCCTATTGACAAGCAACGAAAAAAGAAACGCGATCAACCTAAATCAACCCGCGAGGGAATGGATGAATTTATGAAAAAATACCAATCAATGAACAACAAAAAGACGTTAAAATAAAAGCGTCTTTTTTTTTGTATTTTTGTTTGAATTAGTAAACACATTATGGCAGATCAAAATTTAAAAGTAAATATCACCGGAGACAGTTCAAAACTGTCAAACGCCCTCTCATCAGCATCAGGTAAACTTCAAGCATTTGGCGGAAAAATGAAATCTGTCGGAAAATCAATGACAACTTCTTTGACTTTGCCTTTAGTTGCCGTTGGTGCGGCTGCTGCTAAAATGGCTTTCGACTTTGACAAGTCAATGACTTCAATACAAGCGCTTGTTGGTGTTTCTGCGGACAAGGTGGCTGAAATGGGTGAAACTGCAAAGAAAATGGCAGTTGATACCGGTAAAAGCGCTAATGAAGCCGCTGAAGCATTGTTCTTTATTACTTCAGCAGGTTTACGAGGTTCTGATGCAATGGATGTTTTAAATATGTCTTTAAAGGCATCTGCGGTTGGATTAGGTGAAACAAAAACAATTGCCGATTTATCAACTTCAGCAATGAATGCCTATGGTAAAGAAAATTTATCCGCTTCAGATGCAACAGATATTTTAACGGCTGCGGTTAGATTAGGAAAACTAGAAGCGTCAGAGTTGGCCGGGGCAATGGGTGGCGTGATTCCGATCGCCTCTAGTATGGGCGTTTCATTTGACCAAGTTGGTGGCGCAATGGCTGCAATGTCTAAAACTGGAACAAAAGCTGCGGAAGGCGCAACACAATTAAATGCAATAATGACTTCAATTGCAAAACCTACACAACAAAGCCAGGAAGCATTTGCAAAAATGGGAATGTCATCGCTATCATTGCAAGAAACGTTAAAGGAAAAAGGGTTGATGGGTACTTTAGTATTATTAAAAGATAATCTAGAAAGAACCGGTCAAACATTTACTGATATAGCGCCAAACGTTAGAGCATGGAAGGGTGTTTTAGATATAACTGGGCCGTCAATGAAAGACAATATATCATTGTTTGACGAAATGACAAAGGCATCTGGAGCAACTGATGAAGCATTTAAAAAAACATCACAATCGGCATCGTTTAAAATGACTCAAGGACTAAACGCAATGAAATCATCATTGTTAGAAGTTGGACAAGTTATATTGACGTCGGTTGCACCAGCAGTTCAAAAAATTGGCGCATTTTTTACTGGTTTATCAGAAAAATTCCAAGCATTATCACCAAGAATGCAAAAAATTATCATTGCTTTTGTTGGTATTGTTGCGGCAATAGGGCCAGTTATTGCTGTTTTAGGAACGCTTTTAACATTAGCGCCCGCAATTGGTGCGGCGTTTACCTTAATGATGGGGCCGGTTGGTTTAGTAATTGCCGGGTTGACTGCCATTGCAGTTATAATTTATAAAAATTGGGCGGGTATTAAAAACGCTCTTATTAAAGTTGGAAACTACTTTATAGAATTATATAATAATTCATTACCAATAAAGATTGCAGTCAATGCTATAATTATGCAATTCAAAAACTTTTTAGCCGTTGGTAAATTTGTTTTTAAATCAATTATTACTGTTTTTAAATCATTTGGAAAAGCCGCAATGGCATATCTAGGGAGTGTTGGAGACATCTTGATGGGTATTTTTACTCTTGATATGGCTAAAATAAAAAGCGGTTTTAGCGGAATAGGCGATGCGATGAGGAAAAATTTTGCAAGGTCTATTGATGGCATAAGAGCAAATGCAAGTGAATTAGGCGGTGCGGTTGTTGATAATTTTAATGATGCTTTGAATTCAAAAAAAATAGCTAAAATAAAAGTTGAAGCGGAAAGTGATTTAGATGGAATTAATTTTGATGCTGCAAATGGTATGTCAAAAGACCAAATGAAAGATCAAGTTGACAAAAATTTAACAGACACACCAGACACACCAGACACACCAGACACACCAACAGTTACAATTCCAGTTAGTCCAGTTTTAAATCCAGAAGCAAAATCTAAATTAAAAGCTATAAGCGATGAAATAAACAAGGCCTTAATTACAAATGATAAATTATCTTATGAGGCACGAAAAGCTGAATCAACTAAATACTATGATGATTTAATTAGCAAAGTTAAAAAGGGTTCAGAAGATGAAAAAGCATTGCAAAATGCAAAATCAGCGGCATTAGCTACAATTGAAAGTGAAGAAAAAAGCCGAATTTTAGATTTAAGGCAACAGTTTGCTGATGCTACCAATGCAAGTGAAGAACAACAAAAAAAATTAGAGGTTGAAAGAATAAAAACAAAGTTTGCAGAAATGCGCCAATTGGCAATTGATAACAATTTAATGACGGCCGAGCAACAAGCCGCATTTGATGCGGCACAAGCTGAGGCAGAATCTGCGGTTTACGAAGAAAAAAAGACACGTTTTCTTGGTTTTATGATGTCAATGACAGAGGCACAAGAAATGATGCAATCAATTAATCAATCAATTTCTGGTTCTTTTGGTGCATTAGGTGGCATTATTACTAATGCGTTTGGTGGTGCTGACACCGCAATGGGCGCGTTTGTTGGTACTATGGCAAAAGATGCATTAAAAATTGTAGGTCATAATTTAAAAGTTTCAATGTCAAACGCAATAACGGGTGCATCCGAATCAGCTAAATCATTTGGCCCGGCTGCGGCTTTTGTATTACCGGCATTAATAGCGGGTGCAACTGCATTAGTTTCATCATCATTTTCAAAGTTTGCTGATGGTGGTATTGTTAGCGGCCCAACAATGGGGCTTGTGGGTGAATATCCTGGCGCTCGTTCAAATCCTGAAGTTATAGCGCCATTAAATAAATTACAAGGTATGATTGGAGGTTCAGGCGCTGCTACAAACGTAAACGTTGGCGGTCAAATTAGATTGGAAGGTCAAGATTTATTAATTGCAATTGAAAGAGCGACTGAAACAAGCGACAGAATTTCATAAAAAATAAATAATGGCATACGGCGTTAAATATAGATTAGAATTTTCCGATGTTTTAGAGCGTGGAAAAAAAGTTGAAATATTAAAAAAAGATTATACCGGTGACGTTTTGCCAATGGTAGGAACTCAAAGCCCGGTTGTTATTCAATGGCAAGCATCAGATGATTTTTATCGACCAATTATAGGTTCAAAATGTACCTTAAATTTAATGGTTACAGATTCCGTTGCGTATGATGATTTTTACAAATTTGACGAGCGTGAATATAAAGTTGTTGTTTCATATATTAAAGAAGATTCAGAAGGTTATGCTGATCGTGTTATAGCTGACGGCGGAACTATTGAATCCTTAAATTGTGTAAATTCTATTTTAAACAATGTAAGCAGCGAATACAAAACTTATTGGAGTGGCTTCCTAGTAGTTGATAGGTTTATTGAAAAACTACAACCCAAGCCATTTAACGTAACTTTTAACGCTTATGATGGTTTAGGTACACTAGACAATTTTGAAGCGCCTTTAAGTACTAATTACACACCATCAAGCCCAGTTTATTTATCAGATGCAGAAAGAATATCAACAATTTTGGCGCATCTTGATTTAGATTTGGATTTATGTTTTATAAATGATATAAGCGCGGTAAAAATTGCGGGGAATCCAACTAATAGTTATTTTCCAAATACAGTTTCAATATCACCCGGATTCAATGAATTGGTTAATGGTTACGAAATACCTAATTCAAAAGATCAATTAGAAGATTTATTAAAAACCTACAATATGCGGATTTATCAATCCAATAATAAATGGTATATAGTAGAAGCTACTAATGTTTTTGATGTTGATGTAAAAGATAGCATATATAATCAATTGCAAAATACTGGTGTTGTGCCTACAAATATAAGGCAGCAAATCACAAACGTTTTAAATATAAAAAACAACGAGGATTTAAAAGTTTATAATTACAATACAAGCGGTGTTTTTCAGTCAGTAACAAAAGAATCTTTTCTTTCAAAAATACCTTTAAATTTAACGCCATTAAAAAAGAATTTAACAAAGGAATTTATACAACCTTTGGCAAGTGTAAAAACCGAATCAATAGATGCTAACTTTACACAAGCGGGATTCAATGCCGGTTTTGAATATGGTTTAAGTGGTTATACTGTATTTAATAATTATGCAGAAATAGCAACAAATGAAGTTGTAGCACAAGGCAATAAATCAATGAAGTTAAGTTCATCAGCGCCATTGACAAGCCAATCAAATTGTTTTAGTCCAGATAATGTTGTTATTAGTGATTTTGAAAAAATTGTCAACTACAAATTAAACTGTAAGTATTTTATTAAATGCAATATACAAGATAACGCAACTGCACCGCCCGCAAATATCCAATTTAGAATTAGAGTTGAACTCCAAGGATCACCGGGTAATTATCACGAATGGAATTTTGATGATAAAATTTGGGTTTATCAAACCTTACAAAACAATTCTATAACACATACCGAATTTAATCAGTTTGAAACATTAAAAATTGATTTTACAAATGATGGCATTACTTGGGTAAATCCTAGCGCTACCATTTTAAGTGTGATTATACAAAACACAACAACACAAAACACGTTTTATGAAACAACTTATTTTGACAATTTAGAGGTTTTAAATACTGAATTAGAAGCCGCAAGCTCATTGTCTTTAGTAAGTGTTATAAACGATGGTAAT